CGCAATGTACTGGCGCATTCTCGGATGTACACCTGTGTTCTTAGCCAGGCGAGCCCGAATTTCTTGCCATCTATCTGCTGTAGCCATCGGTTAGCTCCTTTCGTTAGGGGTTGCCTATGAAGTCGCCAAGCCGGTGATCGTCCCGTGGAATTCCTCCGGGCCGTAATCCAGCCCGACCTGTCCATAAATCTGGCCCTTCTCAGATGCGCCATCCTTTGCCAACTCTTCGTAGAAGAGCACACCTTTGCCCGGAACGGGCAGGTAGACAGGGCTGACCACAGCCATGTCAGCGATCAGGATCGTGGCAGCGGGAACACGAGGTGCCCACACGATACCGAGGAGGCAGAAGTCGGTCTCGATCTGAAGGATGTTCACTCCACCCACGTTGCGGGACTCAGGAGCGTATCCGTACAGTTCGGAGATTGCCTGCTTCTGGAAAGCGTTGCAGAAGAGCACGGGCTCACGGAACTCGGCACCATTGGTAGCCATCTCGCGAAGGACCTCATTGATGTGATCCTTGCTCAGGGCAGCGTTACCGGCGGCCACGGTGTTAGTAGTACAGGCGGTGATGATTCCGCGAGTCTTGGCGGCCACATTGGCTGCGGTAGCCTGCTGATAGGCACCGTTCAGGAATGTGTACTCAACGTCGACAGCGATCTGTCGCATGTTGGCGGCGATCTGGAAATCGCGTTCGTTCTGCACAGGCTGCCCATCGGTGATGTCGATCAGGCCAGTGGTCCCGTCAGCGGTGACCTGTCCGGTCACAGACTGCTTGGCGTAGCTGATGGACACTTGCTTCTGGTGAATCTGGACGGTGTTGACGTCCTGCTCACGAACGTACGTCCATGCTGTCGGAGCGGTCAGCGAATCTGTCTCGGTGATCGCGGGCTGGGAGGCACTCTCAAGTGCCCAAGGCTGGGCCATCGGGAACTGGAAGTCCCCTACGACACGAACCCGGCCGCCCTGGAGGCCACCGGCCATGTTGAGAAATGGGGTCTGGTTTGCACCGATGAGGTAAAGCTCGCCCGTATAGTTCGGGCAATTCCAAACCGTCCCGGCTGCATTTGTATTAGCCATTTGTTATCTCCTATTGTTCTGTTCCTGCGTAGCTGTGTGGATACGTGTTCTCAGCGCAATCTGTTGCGTGACATCACCATCCTTGACAGCCTGCTCATAGGCCGACTTCAGCTTTGCAAGAGGGGTTTGTTTGGTGACGCTGCCTTGTCCGCCTCCACTACCGGAGCCGCCACCGCTTGCGCGGAGCAGTTTGTCCCGTCCGGGGTAACGATCGAAAATAATCTCGATTGCTTCGTTGAAGCCCGCTGGTTCGCCAATTTTTTCTCGCGAAAGAATGACTTCGCCATCCTCATCCTTAGCGACCACATTCAGGCGACCATCGGTATCCTGCACCTCGAAGTACCTACCAAAGTAAGTCTCCGCAATATCAGGCGGTAATGTAGTCTTTGGGTCGTCTCCACCAAAAAGCGGTGACGTCGCGAAACGGTTAGAAACCATAAGATGCCTAATAGCGGCATCCTTACCGGAAAGCTTCTCAGTAAGCTCTCGTTCTCGGTCGGCGAACTGCTGCTTAAGCTTGGACTCCTTGTCCTCGAAGCCAGCACGCATCTCTGTCTTCAGCTTGTCAACTTCTCCGGCCTTCACAAGATCCTTGTCCTTGAGGTTCTGAACTGTGTTCATGGCCTCGTCGGCTCGCTGTCGATACTCCTGGAGATCTTCGATATCGCCGAAGACTGCCAGCTTCTCTGAAAGAGCCTTCTTTTCCTCACGGAACTTTTTGGCTTCAGCTCCATTGCTGAGTATCTTGCTGTGCATCTGATTTGGATCAAAGATCCGGTCTTTCCCATCGTCGTCGGTAAATACAGGCAGCCCGTTTTCACTCAGGACTGCGGCACCATCGTCATCAGTTTTCAACGTAAGTGGCATGAGCATCCGCTCCTTTGTTATAAATTGCATCCGCAACAATCGTTGGGCTATCCAGCCCGAACACTACTTCTTCTTTTGATTTTTCTTCTCTTGAACCTCCTTGTGCTGGACCTGCACCTCTTTTTCATTCCCTTTGAACCATTCCTTCCGGACCGGCACCCAAGAATGTCGGCAGTTGTAGCCGCCACGATGCGTCATGGCTGGGCCACTCTTGCCGTCCCACTGGTGGGTCCAGCTCTCAATTCTTGATCGAGAGTATATCTTACCAACTCGACGTCGACAGAACGCCCGGGTGTTAGACTGAATGTTCCCGTAGTAAAGGAAGTGGTCCATCCCAGTGCGGTCCGCCTCTGCCAGATTGAGCTGGTTATGAAAAGTCATTGTCTGGTCAAAAGCCATTTGGCCAGCGTATGATGTCATTGGGCGTCCAACTTTGCTGTAACGTCCAGATAAAATACCGCGCACTGCACTTCGCAGGGCGTTATACTGCCCACCAACAATCACCGCGTCATAGAGAGCAGCGGCTACCCGCTCACGCGCCATGACACCAAAGGCATCAAACTCCCGCATTGCTGCGGTCTTTAGGGCCGCTATTGTCTCACGCGAAACATCAACGAACCCGTAAGCCTCGTCGAAGACTTGGAACCTCTTCTCAATTGCGGCAGCAATGTCGTCGAAGTTCTTGACCACGGACTTTACCGCCTCTCCGAACTCGGCTTCAAACATCCGAGTAAGCTGTTTGTGCAGCTTCTGGGCCTGCTTCAGTTTGACTTTAGTATTGACCAGCCGTCCACCCTCGCGGACTAATTTCTCGCTGAATAGTATTAGTATCTTGGTTTCGAGGCTGTGGATTGCAGTCTTCAGTCGCTTTTTGTGCTGCTTGATCTGCCGATCCAGGAACGCTTCGTCCCGAGCAATGGCATTCAGTCCTTGCTTGATCGTAGTCATCTTCATCCTCTAACAGCTCACCACTGCTCCAGCCACAGTTATAGCAAATCACGCCCCACAAGTATTCATGAATCTCATACATACAAACAGGGCAGGGCATTGCTATTCCTCCTCGCCTTCTTCGTCTTCCTCCGGCTCTTCGTCATACTGACTTCCAGGCGGCGGCAGCGAGGCTGGCTGTGCCAGTTCATTCTCCTCGATCTCTCCGTCAATCTCCTGGAGTAGAGCGTCCTCCGCACCAGGCAGCATGGCCCTCGCGGTGTTCTTTGACATCTCCTGCTTGAAGGTGACCGAAGGTACGATCGTCTTCGCCGTCATCATGTTCTCAAGATCCTGCGCCAGGTTCTGAACGTCGTAGTTCCTGGGCCGCTCGTAATGAGCGTCAGGAATCAATCGGTCAAGATTCATCCACTTTAGCCATAGGCGCAGGATGTTGTTCTCGGCCTTCTCCAGATTAACGGCCTTGCGTACAATGTTTGCGTTCAGAAACTGGAACTCGGCCTGAAGCGCCATTCCGCTCTTCGCGGCCTTCGACGTCTCGGTAGCCGTTAGGCCACCAGCGTTGGTGGCGCGATAGATTTCCGCGACCTTCTTGGCAATCACATTCAAGATCGACTGCACGGGACCAGAAACCTCGGCCTTGAGCCAATCCGGCTTCCCAGCCATTCCCAGCTCCGGGTTGAACTCCAAGATCGACGTTGGACCAACGTCGTCCTGAACCTCTTCCCCAGCTTCCATCATCGGCTTCCTCATCATTGGGAACGCCGCGTAGTTCGTGATCTCGCTGATCTGCGACATGTCTCGAATAATCGAGACATCGATCCGGGCTACCTCGTGGACGTCGGAGACGCCTATACCAGCGATACGTGATCGCAGGTTATACTGCCACACGAAAGGAATCTCGCCCAGCGGGTTAGCATCCTCAGCGACGAGCACTGCTTCCTGCTCTTCGGTGATTGCACTATTTTCATTGTCGGCTGTATCCGGCTCTGCCCAGATCTGCCAACGATCTGGCCACCACAGGTGGTATGTCCCGTCGTCATCTAATAGCTTCAGGTAGCTCAGGTACGGCCGCTGCGTCACTTCGTCCTTGTCCCACGACCAATCCAGGATAGCTGTCGGGTGGTATGCACACAGGTACGGGTATACGCCGCGCTTGCGCTCGTCTGCGAGCGTTTGTGACTCACCGCGCGGCTTATCCACCAGATATCCCACAAGGCCGTAGATCGACGCATAGCGGGTCTGGTCCGGCAGGAACTCCTCCAGGCTGTCGCCCATGAGGTTGCAGTCTGATGTGTACGCCTGCCATTCTGGCAGCGTGGTCAGGGCCTCCGGCAGATGTGCCGTACCCGGCTTCTTGAAGAGATAGAAAGTGAACAGATCGACAATTGACCTTGTGTAGTCAAAACCGAATAATTCACTTACGCGCCTGATGTAGTTCTCGTCGGACTCGCGCTCGTGTTGTTTGATCACTCCGAGATCGACCAGGGAACGTACACCCTCATAGGTGGCCATCAGGAACATGTACTCGATAATATTGTTGGCATACTCCAAAGCTGTCGCCCGAAGATCCTTCACCAGCAAGGTCTCGGCCGGAATGATCGGCTCAGTGCTGATGTTCGGCTGGTTAGGCATTACATACGCCATCGGTTTCTCCTATTTCCAGTGCTTGACCTTGCTTCTTATGTACTTACCCTTGACCGGGAACTTCCGGTGAACATAATACCCAATGGCATCCGTCAAGTGCGTCAGGGCTGGGCTGGTGTGTTTGTCAATCTCACCAGAGCCGCCCTTCACCAGGCAGACACCCTCGAAGTCTTTCACTACATGTGGTGCCAGGCTTGGGTCTACCATTAGGCGAATCTCTCCGCTCATTGTCTTGAGGCGGGAGTTCAGGCTGTTTACTCGGTCGCGTTCCCGAGGGTTTTGCTTCGGCGTATCCACGATTACGTAGTGGCCCTTAAAGGCCGCGCGTAATCGCGTTTTGATCAGGTGCCAATCGGACCCCTGAATCTTTGCGGAGCCTCGTGCTCCTCCAGTAGCGTCACCGAAACATCTGATTCGGGCTTTATGCCCCTCAAACATGGAGATCAGCTTGTTGGTCACGCGCACCGTATTCGATCCGCGCGGCATGTAGACTTCGCCAATCACTCCAGTGCCAAGCACACCGTTAGGAAGAATCTGTTCCTGACATACGGCAGCCACACCGGGGTCCACATTGAAATCAAAACAAAAGATCAGGTCTTTCTTCGGGTCGTACTTTAGGGCCGCGCAGTGCGTCTTGTCGCTAAACGCCCAGTAACAACGGCCTGTGTAATTCTCAAACGACCCCTCATATTCCTGTCGAAACGTCACCTCGTCCAGGTCACGCTTCGCGGCGTCGATCTCGCTTTTTGGCAGAATGTCACTCGATATCCAGTGGAACGTGCGCCACTCGCTCTCGACACCGTCGTGCTCGGCCTCTACTTCCAGGGCCTGAGCTTGCTTGAAGAGATCGTAGTAATGGTTGCGGCCTTCCGGAACGCCAATGAAATCACAGAATCCCAGGCGGTCTGATAAGGCTGGGCGGACGTGGGCACCCCACGCCTCTTCTTTCATGTTACCATACTCATCCAGGACACCACCGTCCCAAGGAGAACCCTCGCAGCGCTCCGGCTTGTCCATGCCAAGCAGGCAGATTCTCGCACCATTGATCAGGCGGATCTCCAGGGCGCTCTCGTTGACTCGGCCGTACACGAAGTATGATGGGATCATTGCCTTAATGTCGTCCCACCAAATTCGCTTGACCTGGTTCACGGTCGGCGCGGCGGCGAAGAATCGTGGATCTGTGTACTGACACCACTCGTGCGCAGTCATTGCCCGCAGGACAAGCTTTCGTTTGGCCAGCTCGGATTTCCCGGAACGACGACCAGCAGGCACCACACAATGTCGTGCGCCGCAGGTCCAATAGTCATACTGAATAAAGTGGTGCCGCAATGGCGTCCATCGCGGTGTAAGTTGTCCTGGTGGCAAAATTGCCATACACTACTCCTCTGGGTCTGGCTCTGGTACCGTACTTTGCGCGGCCTTCGTAAACGCGCGAAGATCCTGAGCGATCTGCATAATGCGCTCGGAATCCGGAATATCAGATTTCATCAACTCGTGGTGCTCTCGCTCCAGCTTTGCAATCAGGCTGGCCAGAGAACGAATCTCACCCTTGAAGTCGTTCTTCCGGTGAGTTACCCGCTTCTCAGTTTGGTCTACTGGCTGGCCTCGATTGTCAATTCCTTCCTGCCGCTTCGTCTCGTAAACCTCAATCTCCATGGCGCGGTAGATCTCGGTCGGCGTACGTATCGAACCGTCTTCGTTCTCGATAGCCTGCTTCAGGGCTTCTTGGCTGATGTCCCAATTGTGCTGCGCGGCGAGCGCCCGCATAAGCTGAATGCGAAGAAGTTTGATCTCCTGCTCCAATGTGCCGATCTTTAGCTGATCGTACAGGTTTGCCTCGTCCACGTTTAGGTACATGCTGTAGAGGCCATTCGCCGGACCATTCTTCGCTCGTCGTGGACCACGGCCGGTATTGAACCCGCCGTGCTGCTTACATCGGCCATTTGGCATCGGTGGTGCTTGGCAATAATTACTGGTGCTGTTGCACCAGGCACCGCAGATTGGCTCGTTTTTGTCGTTCACGGCACCAATCGGCAATCCCTTTAACTGTCGTCGGCTTGCCATATCTATTCCTTTCTGCTAACACCCATCCGGGCTGTTATCGTGGGCCCACGCCACACCGTGGCAAAAACCAAGCACCTTGAGCTGGGTATCACTATCAGGTACTGCCTTCGGCCAGTACAAGAGTAACCAGACCCTTTCTTGTCCATTGCGTGTAACCTCGGCCTCAAGCGGACCAAACTTTTCGGCTGCGGCCTTCAGTGCTGCACCGGCCCCAACCTCCGTTAAAGGACCGACAATCATGTGTGGCGTTGAACTAATCATTGCTTGACCTCATCCCCCTTATGGTTAGATTCAAAAGGCGGCTCCTCCGTTGAGGGGTCGTCGGCCCGCTCAACGGACCAGTAAAATTCCCAGCCCACCCGCCCCGACCGTATGCCGTCGTCGCAATGAAGGAGTAGTTAAAATGGTAGCGGGGGCGGGATTCGAACCCGCGACTTCCGGCTTATGAGACCGGCGACCTTGCCAACTGGACTACCCCGCTATGGCTGGAGCCCCCGGCCTGACTCGAACAGGCGACCTGAAGATTACAAATCCTCGGCTCTTCCAACTGAGCTACAGGGGCCTTTCCTTATATAGGGAAGATGAACACGTAGCAGAATTGTAGGAGAATTTATACGTAGTATATGTCAATATCTTGTACAAATCTGAGTGCGTCAAAAATGTACGGGGATTAACGATGACATAAGTCTATATGTTATGTAAAAATTCTCTTACAATTTTGCTACATGCTGATGTTCCCTATATAGAGTGATCAGAGAGGTCAGACAGGATTGAATTCTTCGCCGCTACCAGCGACTCCATCATTTCGCACCACGTCTTTCCCTTGGGCTGCTGCCCATACAGTTCTCGGTAGGCCCTGACGGCCCATGCGATCGCGAACTGTGCTTCCTCAACTCGACTTACCAGATCCTCTGGGAGGCTTTCCTCGGTGGTTTCGTCTTCGTCGTCGAATAGCATAAGCACCCCACGCTCTTTCATGAAAGTAATATAAGATAATCTTCATGACTCGGTCCACGCTGGCTACGCCAACGCTTGCGGTCCATGACCCAGTGACAGCGGCCATTACCAGCAGTGTCAAAGAAGTAGACAACGCTGCGTAAGTGACCGTTTTTCTCGCACTATACATAGCCCTGCTCCGTAAGGTAGTTGACCAGGATGTTGGCGGCCTTTGTCAGGGTCGTCTCATCTGTCTTGATTGTCAGCTCAGGATCCAGAGGCTCCTCGTATTCGGCGTCGTACCCCGTGAAATTCGTGCGATCACCATTGATCGCCTCCTTCCACATACCTTTGACGTCTCGCTCGATACAGACGCTCTGAGGGGCGTCTACGAAGACCTCTACGAAACGCTTCAGTTTGTCCCGCAGCTCTTGGCGAACCGCGCGGGACGGGCTCACAAATGAACAAACAACCACGTAGCCCTGCCTGATCCCTACCTGCGCGACTCCCCGAACACGTTTCAGATGTGCGCTTCGCTCTTCGGGGCTGAATCCGAGGTCTGAGGATAGCTCTTGCCGCAGCTCGTCTCCATCCAGATGAAGGGCCCGGGAGCCAAGCCGCTTTTTCAAAGCCATTGCAATGGTTGTCTTCCCTGAGCAGGGAAGCCCTGTGAGCCATACTACTACTCCTCGTTTTGCCATGTTAAAGCTCCTCAATGTACATGTAAATGTCTACTTCCCACTTGTGGGACATATCAGTGGCCATCTTGTACGTGATTTTATAGGGTGAGGCTGCCGCCGACCCAGCACGCACCAAGACGGACAGTGCGTTGTTCCTCACACCGGACGCCGAGTCCGGGTGGGTCAGCACCTTCATGGTGCTCTGCTTGGTAATCGTACTTGTTACGTCGGTACCATCTTTATCAGTGGCCGTTACCGTGGAGTTCGCGAGGACGATACTCTCTCCAGTCTGCTGAACTCGGAGGATCGTGCCGCTCAGGTAAAACTCCTCGTATGGTTGCTTTTTGATGCTATGCATAAAAATCCCCCTTGCCAAAGTATCGCTGTTCTTGCTCTCGAACCCCGATCAGTTCTTTCTGTAGGATAGGAGCTGGCTGGTGTTCAAAGGTAGACGCCACCGCCGCTGTTGGTCCTGTCATTGTGG